GGGACAAGGAAGCCACCGCAGCTTTAAAGTATGTTATCGGCGGAGCCAAAGACAGCGGAGAGAGGCTGGAGAAGCTGAGGCGGCAGTTTGAGCCTGATGAATATAATGTTATATCTGGCTATATGCTCGGAAAACTTGGCATGCCTGGAGCTGGAGCTGTTGGCGGCGCATTAGACGTTAGTGAGTCGATGGCTAGAGAGGCTGGAGAGTCCATGGTCGGTCAGGGATTTTCTCCACACACATTTGTAAAGCGCTGGGAAAAAATATCTCCCGAAGCAAAGACAGCTCTATTTGGCGGAACAGAATATGCCGACCTGGCACCAGCTCTCGATGATCTGATATTTACTCTTAATCGTGTAGGTAAGACCGCTCAGCAAATGGCTAACCCATCCGGCACTGCTAGGTTGTTAGGGGCAATGGGAACCTTTGGCCCCCTGGCTGCTGAAACAGGTAAGTTGATTGGAGGTGATGGCTTTGAATTTGGCTTGAGCGGCCTTATAGCTCCTTATGCCTCAGCTAAGTTAATGACAAACCCATCGTTTGTGAAGTGGTTATCTGAAGGCGTTGAGATTGCAGCGTTTAAGCCTAATTCTTTTGGGCAGCACATCCGCCGCCTGGTGCAGATATCAGAAGTTAATCCTGATATTCGTGATGAGGTGAAGGGTGTTATTCAGGGACTGAGCCAGGATGCTATTGAGCCAATGGAATGGGAGAGCTCTACATCTCAGCAAAAGCCTAATGCAATCCCTGAGAACAATGAAGCGGCATTCCGCCAGGTTGTTCCAAAGAGCACTGCAGACAAGCTGCTGCCAAATAGAGAAGAGCTCATGGCGAGCCTGGACAGTGTTAAGATTCCCCAGGTAGGATCTGCAACTGGATCAATGTTTGAGCCGTTGCCTGCTACTGGTGGAATAAGCGCACCTGGTTCTTTTCAATCGGCGCTATCACCGACTGTATTACCAAATGACGCAGACAGAGAATTAGCCTCGCGCATGCAGGCTGGTAGATCGGGTATTGCCGGACTGGTTTAATCTTCGTCGTCGGATGGGGTAACAGAAATTACTGCACCGCTGACGTTGTAATCAAACTCATATCCCATGTAACGATTATCGTCACCCAGGTCAATAACCATATTGCGGCTTAACAGTCGCAACAATGCTGCCTGTTGATGCAAGGTCAATCTAGCAAACAAGTCAATAACTTCGGAGGACTCAAGCACTGGCTTGTAGCTCTGAGGTATTGGCCTTTGGGACCCTGGCTTACTAAAAAGGTTCACCCTTGGATCCCTGCAGCTAAGAACAATCTATCGTGCTCATGCTCAATTAAAATCTTGAGCTGGTCAATCTTAGAGCGCCGCTGATCGAAGCAAATTTCCTGCAGCAAGTCATAGGTGTGCTGGTCAACAGCCAGGCTTTTGCGCTGGCGATCTGGTTGTGGTTTATCTTCTAAAGTAGTCATTATGATTCCTGTCAAATTTGTCTGGACCAGTTTATAGTTTTGTGTAAGAATATGCAAACTATGACTTATCAAATAAAGAATTATCTTCTTTCAATGCAGTCGAATTGGCCTATAAACCACGCCCTGTATGATGCCGTCCAGGATTCTATCCCAGACATAGCCAGGTACAGGGCTAGTGAAGGTCGTGAAGACCTGGGTAAAACTCCAATCCATAAGATGTGCAAGAAGGTGTTTCCTGAGATTTATACGGTTCCCCTCTTCCGCCGTCAGTGGTGCAAGATGATGGTCGAAGAGATCAAACTCATGGAGCAGCATGTAGCCTTTAAACCAAACGATGATGAGGATGAGCTGCGGCAGATCCCAGAGATTGTGCTGCGGGACCACTGCCCTGAGCTCTATAGCCGGATGTGGTTTGTTGTGCAGACGGTTCTCAACCCCATATTCCTCAGCCTGTATCAGAGAGATTGCTTTGATATCTCCTCGGTTCAGATAGCAAACTACAACCCCAAGGACAAGCAGAAGGGTGCCTGGCACCACGATGAGTCTGCAGATATCTCGGTGGTTATTCCCTTGAACACTGGAGGGTATGTCGGTGGCGGTACTGAATTCCATAATCATGGAACGCTCAAGCCTTTGCCCTCTGGCCATGCCCTGATCTTCCCGTCCTTTACTAACCTCCATAGGGGCCTGGCAGTAGAGAGCGGAGACAGATATCTCCTGGTGTTCTGGCTGCATAACAAACTCCGAAACCAACATCTTTATGAAGAGGTTGAGTGATCTCTGTGCTGCTGAAGTTTCACAGCGGACATAAACTTCTCAAGCGTGGCTTTACCGCTGCCCTGCCAGTGAGTGACCCAGATTGACTTGGAGCAGGACAGACCGACAAACCTGCATGGTTTACCTGATGGCCCACATCGCAACCATTGCCCTCGCTGCAGCTTGACCTGGCCAGACTCAATATCTTCCTGAACGCCTTCCTGCCATAAATCTAAAACTTTTGAATACTTCACATTGATCTCCTATGCCCCCCGAAGGGGGCTGTTGGTTTAGTGTCCGTAACCCCAGGCGGTTTGATACTTAGGCTGCCCGCCGTAAGGGCTGGCGTTGCTACACTCATGAGCCTTGAAACCACCGTACTGGTTGATCCTCTTGGTCATGACCTCTCCTATCTTGCGCTCAGGGTTTGGGGCAACATAGTCACAGCTCTGGTTGCTTTCCACAGTCACCTGGCCAATCTTGATTACGTCGATCACCTGACCCTTCTTGGCGACTACCTGGTAGAACTCAACATTGGTCTGGTCATAGCCCCAGCAAGTATCGAAGATATCTCCAACCTTTACAGTGTTGGCAGCCTCAGCCTTGGCAGCCTTAGCCTTGGCGGCCTTCTCCTTCTTGTATTCTGCGTTGGCCTTGACGTTACCGAAGATCTCCTGGACATACTCCTCTCTTCGCTCGACGCTCTTGAAAGAGTAGTGCTTGGCTGGCTTCTGCTGCTTGCCGATGAAGATCATGGCAGCTGGCTTACCGGCACCACTGTCATAGTAGTAGGCTACCGCATCAACACCTTCTGGCTTAACCTCAACAGAGTCCCCTGGGATATAAAATTCTCTAGTCATTGTTCTTCTCATCTCGATCTCCTTAATTGCTAATTGATTACCACATAGCTATATTCACATATATCGTGTCGTTGTGCAAGTGTTTGCACAAATATGTATAGAATAAAAAAGCATATGAAGTTAAATCCTTATTACTTATCGGTCTAGGTGTAATGTGCAAATATGTGTACAACGACACGGTATGTGCTATTATATGTATGTAGGGTAATTAATCAATTTGAGGAGAGAGTGAGATGGGACAAGCAATAGACATGTTCGGTAACGAGGTCCAGGAAAACCCAGGTCCAGCTGCGAAGATCAAGTTTCAGTTGCAGTTCATGGCCTTCATGATGCAGTGCGGTAGAGATGAGGAGGCCACTGATGCCTTCAACAAGGCAATGGCCTTGTGTGATGAGATGATCGAAGCTGAGGGGGGTGAGTGATGATTACTGTTGAGATGGATACCTTTCACTGCAAAGGTGCGAAGAGCGGCCAGGATGACTTCAAGGTCATGCGGTTCCCCAACTGGGACCTGGCTTGTGAGTGGGCGGGCACTCAAACGATGGATGTGATGTGCCCCTTTGTTGTTCTTGAAATGCGTAATGCAATTACTGGTCAAAAGGAGTGGTTCTAATGGGTATGTTAGTTAGTGTTTATAAGACAAGTTACGGTGCCGAGCCTTTCGGTGATGTGGACTGCACCGCTGGCGGTATCAGCAGCAAGGCCAATACGTTATGTGTCACCAACGTCGATGGTCCATTTGATCCCAGTGATAAGCACCCCGCTGCTGTCTTGGTTATGGCAGAGCCGTGGGGCGGCAGAAAGATCTTGAGAATCGAGCCGGAAGATGCAGGGAAGAAATGGACTTGCTTTGGTGGAAACTATGCAGCGACCAGCGACAGCCGTTTCACCAAGAAGTGTGAAGAGCTGTTAGGTGCTCCCTTCCATGGGGCGGTTGCAATCCACGATAGGATTGAATGGTGATGGCTGAGTGGAAAGACCCAGACTGGCACCACGGTGACCTGGACTGGGTTGAGGCTGAGTTCTGTGAGAAGTGTGGCGAGGAGCTTACTACTGAGGATGACGAGGAGGGCAGGCCAATGCCCTGGTGCAAAACCTGCGATGATTGATTTTTTACTTTTTTTAGACTGTTTAATTGCGGTCTTAGTGATTCAAAACCTAGTTGATTGGTGGAGATTTAGAAATAAATAGCCTGGTTACCCAGGCTTTTCTTTGGCCATACGCTGAGCGTAAGCCTCCAGGTTCTCTCCAAACATCTTCTCGAACCACTGGCCCCAAGTTTTGCCATGGCGTCCACTGGGGACTTCTTGGAAGCGCTTACGCCATACAGACCTGGCTGCATAATACTTCTTCTGAGCAGCCCAAAGGTCCTCCTTCTCCTGGTCCTCTTTAGTAAAGATCACCTACATCAAACTCCTTAATTCCTTCCTGGTTATACGGCAGATATATATCGCTCTCTCTGCAGGCCATGCCTATCGCCAGGGCTTGCTCATTCTTAGCGTCAGCGTAGGCTATGGCTTCGTCTGACAAGGTATAGATAGCATAGGGATAGGGAGCCATCTTCTCTTGAGCCAGGAAGTAAAACTTCTCAGTGGGCAGGCCAACAGCTCGGCAGCCGGCAACATAATAGGCTGCTTGCTGGTGGTACTTGAAGCTGTTGATAGCCGACTTGAATCCCCTGGGAGATGCGTCTCGGCATGTCTTCAGGTCCCAAATATCAGTACCGGTATGCCAATCTAGCTTACCCTTACATGGCTGCCCTAACCACTCCCAGCAAAGTGTGAGCTCTACTCGGTGCTCAGGCTTAGGGATGTACTCAGCAACCACCTCTCGCCGCTCCATGCAGACTTCATACATATCTTGCTTGCAGGGGGTGCGGTCTCCCACGGTTGATAACCAGTCGGCATATTCATCTTTGCCCACCTTAGTACGCCGGTCTACATTGGGCTCCAGGGCAAACTCTTCATGAAACTTATGGTGCTCCAGGAAGACTGTGTGTTGGACCCTGCCCTCCAGAAGAGCCGGCGAGTTGTTAAACTTACGGTTCTTCCAGGTAAACGGGCACTTGGCTATAGAGGTTAAATCGTGGGATCTCCACGCTGGTATCGAGTCATAGGTAGGGTAATCAAGGTCTTCATAAATACCTGGTTTAAAATCCATACTAATCCTTTCGGGGGTCGTCCCCCATTGAGTAACGTAGATACCACACCGCCTTCGCCTTATCCTGGTTGGGTTCGTTGTGGGCCTTTTTGCCGCATCTCCATTGGTACTTGAATGATGCAATCTCACTGTACTGCTGCACCCGCTCCAGACCAAAGGCTGCAACCATGGCGTCAATACATTCAATCTCAGAGTCAGCGTAATGGCTTGGTGAGTTCACCATGTCATGAGCCTGGCACATTTGATCGTCAACTGGGTCAACGGTTACGGAGATCTGTGTGAGCTTTTTATAGCTGCTTAGCCTGACCTTTTGACCATCCATTGCCCTTGACCAAACACCAGGGCTAACACCCAGGCGCTCGGACATTGCAACATTGGTCAGCCCAAGAGCACGCTGCATAACCAGCAGGTTGTTCGCTTCGTCTGCACTTAATTGAACCTTCATACAGCCCCCTAGAACGGAATGTCGTCGTCGATTAAGGGCTCATTCTTGGCAATCTCCGCAGCGGTTGCTGCAGCTGCTGCCTGGTCCTTGGCCATAGCTTCCAGGCCAGTGGTTCTTTGTGGCGCTGCTGCTGGGGCTGGTTCACCCTTCTTCTGAGCTGCTGCTACTTCAAAGCATGGGCGCACCTGGTCTTTATCGGGCTCATCGCAACCACCAATTCTCCACTGAATGAAGCGTGGCAGCTCTTCATATACATCGCACATTTGCTTGCTGGCTTCAGTAGCATCGCCGGTGAATTCTTTGCAGTATTCTTCCAGGTCAAACACGGAGGTTGGGTTGGTTGTTTCTACACGCTTGGCGCCGTTGTCTGAGCAAAATATGCCATCGACCTTGGCGTTGCCGTTGCTGTTTAGGACCACATTGATCTTACAGGTAACTCCCAGGAGCTTTGTAAGGTCAAAAGCCTGCAGCTCATCTTCAGTGAACGGCTTGTTTCTCCATGCCTGGAGATCTCGCCGTAGATTACTTCGCTCATTTAGTGACAAGGTGTACCCATGAAAGATAGAATACGGTCGGCCATCGCTCAGTGTGAGCTCAGGGATTTCCCAGAAGATGTAAATTTTATGCTTCTTGGATATCTCTCCTTTGTAATCTTCTTCCGCTGTGCCTGCATCGACAAGTCGATAGCAGATTGCCTCGTAAGAGCCTGGTGGTACGGTTTCAAAGGTTGATTCGCCGCCCGATCCTGCGCTTGCTGTTAGTGCCATTTTACAATTCCTCTCATTTATGGGTTGTTGTTTGTAACTCTTTGCACTATTCTACACATTCTACGCGGAGGATCAACAAAATAATGTCATTTCTAGTCAGTGCAACTAATCCAAAAGATAAATCTAGGCCCATAACGGGCAACTTCAGGCAAGAGTTTGAGGCGTTCCTGGCAGAAAATGGCTTGCAGCTGGACCATAAGAAGGGTCTGCTGGTCGATGGAAGTATAGGTAGAGCTTACATGGATGTCGATGGTAAGCATAAGCTCACTGGCTGGTATCAATTCTGGGCAGATCAATCAATCCCCTTTGGCCGCTGCGGTGACTACCGAGTAGACAGTGCCAACCCAACTGCAACCTGGAAGCCGAACAACAGCGGCAACTACAAGATGACTGATGAGCAGCGAGAAGAGATTAAGCTGCTGCAGGATGAAGCCCAGGCAAAGAAGGAAGAGCGTAACAACAGAGCTGCCAAGCGCAGCCAGAATATTTGGGAGGCTGCTGCAGCGTGTACTGAGCACCCATACCTAACCAAGAAGAACGTGCCCAGCTTTGGGCTCAAGCAGCATAATGATGGCCGGCTGATGATTCCGCTTTTGGACTCTGCCCTGGTCATTGTTGGTCTTCAGTATATTGACGATGGTGGGGGGAAGATGTTCCTCACTGGTTCCAAGAAGAAGGCCAGCTTCTTCATCCTGGGCCAGGAGCTGCTCAAGGATGCCCACACTATCAACTACTGTGAGGGTTATGCCACTGCAGCTAGTTACTACCAGGATATGAACCAGCCGGTGGTGGTGAGCTTTGATGCTTACAATCTGGCTCCGGTAGCTGAGGTGATATTCAAGCACTTCGGTGAGGCCAAGCATGTATTCATCGCGGATTTCGACGACAACAGCACGGGTGAGAAGGAAGCAATCAAAGCTGCCCAGGCTGTTAAATCTGGGGGTGGCCAGGCTGAGGTATTCATGCCGCAGTCCAAGGGTGATTACAACGATCATAAAGAGCTGCTGCAGGGTGAGGTTATGCCGGCGCTGCAGGAGGTTTCGATTCCCCAGGAGTATGACTTTGAGCGCAACAGCAATGGGCGCTTCTTGCATACCAAAGACAATCACCGTGGCGTCCTGGTTACTAATCAGATCCAGGTGGACTACAACGTCATAAAGAAAGCCATAGAGATTGAGATCCCTCACCAGAAGTTTATCGCTGACCTGAAGGATGATGCGGCGATCATTGAGATCGAGGATCGGTGTATCAAGATGGGCATCCCTCATGAAAGGGTACGGTTTAATCTGAAGCTGCTGGCCAGGGAGTACAATCCGGTCAAGGAGTGGATGGAGAGTGTGCCCTGGGATGGCAAGACCAGGCTGCAGATGTTCCTGGACACTATCAAGAGTCCAAACGAGCCGCTCAAAGAGATGCTGATGAAGAAGTGGCTTCTAGGTTGTGTGGCTGCAGCATGCGAGGAGGGCGGAGCTAATTTGGAAGGTATTTTGGTATTCCAGGGAGCCCAGGCAGTCGGAAAGACGCAGTGGTTTGGTAGCCTGGCACCGAACAAAGAGTGGCTGCTGGAAGGCGCTACCCTCAATCCCCAGGACAAAGACAGTGTGAAGCAGTGTGTTAGCCATTGGATCTGTGAGCTCGGAGAGCTGGGATCCACCTTTAAGCGTGCAGATATTGACCAGCTCAAGGCGTTCCTAACCAAGCGCAGTGATGAGCTGCGGCTACCGTATGACCGAGCGTTTAGCAACTATCAGCGGCGTACTGCATTCTATGCCAGTGTGAATGAGAAGGAATTCCTTATTGATACCAGCGGCAACAGACGGTTCTGGGTTGTACCGGTGACGGCCATAGACTGGCGCCATGGTCTGAACATGCAGCAAGTGTGGGCTGAGATCAAGGAGACGATGTATGCCAAGGGAGATCGTAACTGGTTCCTCACAAGTGAAGAGCGGGTGATGCTGCAGGATAGCAATGAGTTCTTTAGAACCCAGAGCGCGGTTGAGGACCTGCTGTTACAATACATTAAGTTTGATAGCGCAGACAAGAAGCCGGTCCAGATGACGCACCTACTCAGAGACATGGGGATCAACAACCCCAGGATGGCGGACTTCAAGGATGCAGCACGGGTGCTCGCTGATCGCGGTGTTGAACCAAGATATAGCAATGGTAAGAAGATATATGACCTGGATTATGACGCGGTAATCACCGCAGATGACTCCTTCCCGCCGGCCCCAAAGTGGGATAACTGACAGGTAGGGGTAGGGTGGGAAGGTAGGCATTTGATTGATATCATGTCGATGTATAAAGTTGGTATAAGTGGACACGATAATGTATAGAAGTTTGCACATTGAAGGTAGCTATACACTGTACACTGTTAAGGCATGAGCTAAGTCATTGATATGTGGGGTCTTTTTATATAGGTAGGGTAGGGTATAGTCTTTTAGGTAAGGTAGTTTTATATAAGTATAAAGTAGAGTTATTTATAGTTTATATAGTGTTATATAGCCTTACTGTGAGACACCTACTATACCCTACACTGTACACTGGAGAATGATATGGAAGAGTTTATTTATGAAGAAGAACAGGACTACCTGGATAATTACAGGCGGTGGCGGGAGATGAACAACGCAGAAAGAAATGCGTTTGGTGAGAGGCCGATGGGCGAGGGTGAGGCCGAACGGATGTTCGCAAAAATGGTGGGGGATCTATGGCTGAAGAAGAAAAGAAAGTAGGCAGACCTAGGAAAGAAAAGCCCAAGCTCACCAATGCGCCCATTCAATTCGTCGCAGACGAGGAGCTGGGCATAACAGATATGCAAGCAGGGTTCGTCTGGCACTACACCGAAGGCGCATGCGGACAGACTGAGGCAGCTCGAAGAGCAGGCTTCAGCTTCCCATCCAATGCTGCATCGAAGATGTTGAACGGTAGAGATCATCCGAAGGTAACAAAGGCAATACGGATTGCCCAGGAAGAGCTGCGAGAGAAGTATGCAATCACGCCAGAGAAGACCGGTGCAATGCTATGGAACATAGCCGAGACTTCATTCGAGCAGGGTGCATACAATGCTGCAGTGAGTGCAGTGAAGGAGCTCAACAGCCTAGCTGGACTGTCAATACAACGCAGCCAGAACCTTAACATCAATGCCAACCTGGACAAGATGACCAAGGAGGATATCAAGGAGCGCTTGAACGACTTATTAGGTATCAAAAGTACCTTCGATGACAAAGATTTATAGCGCGTAGCGCAAAGCAAACGGTGGGCGTAGGATGGTTGTATATAACCAAGAAAGGGGCGGCGCCCGCCCAGAGCCCAGGATTATAAAAAAAAGGCATAAAAAAGGGAATTCCCATAACTATCAGTGATGTAGGGCTGGTTTCCCTGGGGATTGAACACCCTGGTATGCGTCCCCTGTGAGCACGGGGGTCACAAACGGGGCAGATTGGGCCTGATTTGCTGGGATATGGGCTACCAGGGCAGCATTTTATTGGACCCCTATGGACCTGGGAATTAGAATCGAACATTGCTTGATTTTTTTGGGGGGCACCCCCCTAAATGCGGCGGCGGCCAGCGGGATAGGTTTACTTGAGTTTTACACATTGAGTAACTAAAATTCTGCAAGGGATAAACTCTTTCCCATCCCAGGTTTCATGTGCAAAAGTTTGCACACAATATGATCCAGGGGGGTAAACGCCAGGTACGTTTGGACTGCCTGGGGGTGAAAATTTTTTTCAATTTTTTAAATAAAAGGAAATGACATGGCTGATTCACGCAATAAAGGAGCTGCCTTCGAGCGTGATTTGGTCAAGCGCCTAAATACTTTTTTTGCAGATAATGACCTGGACCTGAGCTGTAAGCGCAATTTGGACCAGTATCAGACTGCAGGCATGTGCGATATTGAGATACCTGGCCATGCTATCGAGGCCAAAGCGTACAAGAGCGGCTGGTGGTATTCGCCCGCCTGGTGGGCCCAGGTGTGTGAAGCGTGCGGTGATCGGGTTCCGGTGCTGATTTACAAGTTTAACAACAAAGCCATAAGGGTTTGCGTGCCGATCTACGCGATTAGTCCTGGTTATGAGCGCGACAATGCTCAGACTGTGGTAATGACATTGGACCAATGGTTTATACTATTAGCTAAATACTTTAAGGAGGGTAGTTATGGCGGTCAAAAAAAAATCGACGGTGAACGCTGCGGGCAACTATACTAAGCCTGCTATGCGTAAGAACCTGTTCAATAAGATTAAAGCTGGAACCAAGGGTGGTAATGCGGGTCAGTGGTCTGGGCGCAAGGCTCAGATGTTGGCTAAGCAGTATAAGGACGCGGGTGGAGGCTATAAAAAATAATGGCACTTAAAAAACCCCAAAAGTCCCTAAAGAAGTGGACTAAGCAGGAATGGACCACAAAATCCGGTAAGCCTAGCGCTGAAACCGGTGAGCGTTATTTACCCAAAAAGGCTATTAAGGCGTTATCTGCCAAGCAATATGCCGCAACCACCAAGAAGAAGCGTGCTGATACTGCCAAGGGTAAGCAGCATAGTGCTCAGCCTAAGAAGGTTGCAGCTAAGACTAGGGCGTATCGAAAGAAATAATTCATAATTTGACGGAGGTTATCGTGAAAGGTGTAAATCATTACAAGAAGAATGGAAGTGTTCACAAGGGTGGCACTCACAAGATGCCTGATGGCTCGCTGCATTCTGGTAAGACCCATGGCAAGACCAGCGTGAAGCTGTTTCACTTTGGTGAGTTGACGGATAAGTCCAAGGCCGCTGCCAGGATCTCTCGGAAGAAGAAATAATGACTGACTTTCGGAATGATGAAGAACCTGTAGCCCTGAAGGCCGATGGCTTTGATGATGCGATTATTGGCTTCGGTGGCCAGTGGGGATCTTTTAACAGTGTGATTTATGATCGTGAGCGTTGTATTGCAATACTTGTTGAAAGAGACGACATGTCTTATGATGAAGCCTTAGAATTCTTTGATTTTAACGTGGCTTGTGCTTATGTTGGACCAGGCACGCCGATATTCATGCAGCCTATGACAGACCTGGATGAACTAGACGAATTACTTGGTTGATGCTATGGACGATTGGAAAGATCCTGATACCTGGAAAGGTCTGGCGCTTGCGCTAGTTGCCTTTGTCATTGTCCTGTGGGCAGTATTTTCTGGAGAAAGGCTCTCGTGAATAGGGATGATATTGACATATTTGGCTACAACCTGGGTGGCAGCGTCAGCGAAATGATGCGTAATCCTAAGTTGGAGCGTGATCCAATTACTCTTCCTACTGGCCCTCAAGTGGCTAATTTTTTATCGAACCTTGCTCCTGGTGCTGCGCTTCTTGATTCTACTGGCAATATGCCTGGCATGGTAGATCGTGATGCTGGGTTCACCGATATATTTGATGCTGAGAACAATCCTTCTATCCTGGAGAATATTCGCCAGGGCAACATCCTAGATCCTGCGCTGCAGGCGTTAGGCGTCCTGGGTGATGCCACATATGCGATTCCGCCGCTCGGAGCTACACTGGGGACCGCGTTGAAGGCGCCAGGGGCACTTAGAAAAGCCATGAAGCTGACCGGTGGAATTGATAATCTGCCCCAGGATGTTGCCAGGGTTGGTGATGGCGTTGAGGCTATTGACTCAGCCAGGTTGATTGCAGCGATTGAGCAGGGCTCCCTGGTAGATGGTCCGATTAGAACCACCCCCGTATTCCAGGAACTAGGCATTGAGCGAGTGCGTGAGATTGAGGCTGCGCTTAAACGGCAGCAGGGCGATCTTAATTCGGTTGAAGCCATGGTCCAGCGAGCTAATACAGTAAATCCCTCCTTCCAGGCTAACATTGATTCAGTGGCTAAGTCAGTTGGTGGCAAGAAGGCTGATAAGTTTATCAACCTAAAAGATGGCAGCCAGTTTGATGTTGAGGTCAAGACGCCTGGCAGCATAGCCACCAAGGTTGAGCGCAAGGGCCTGAAGCCTGCAGACTTTACTGATGGCGTAAGAACAACGATCTACATAGATACTGCAGACCAGGCGGAAGAGGCTGTTAATCAGATTGGCCAGATGTACACGACTATTGACCGAGGTTGGCAGCGCATACCTGAGTCTGGTTACTTTGACCGCAAGATGAACGTCCTGGTTGATGATCCGGCTACCGGTAAGAAGATTGTTGCCGAGATCCAGATTAAGACGCCTGAAATGTTTGATGCTGGGGAGCAGGGAGCTCACCGCTGGTATGATTACTCCAGGAAGTTGGAGGGAAGGTATAACCATGAAATACCTGGCACTAAGTTGAAGCTATACAATAAGGCGCTTGCTGAGCAGAGGCGCCTCTTTGGTGCTGCCTTTGATGCAGCGGATCCTGCTATTTTAGAGCAGCTTGTTGATAAGTTTATGCGAGGGGGAGCTGTGGTAGCTGGTCCCCAATCTTTCCGTATTTCATTTCAAAACTGGGCTTAGATAAAGATTTCCCGTCTTTAAACCACTGAACTACGTCCCATTCAGTTTGTTTTTCCCATTCATCCGCGCCCTGGGGCAGATGAAATCCGCCGAAACTGTCATTACCGTAATCAACTAAAACGCCTGGCGCTTCGTCCCAGGTCCAATAACTCTCAATCTTTTCCATTTTACTCTCCCGCCATTGCCAACGCAGCTGCGTACTTGGCTGTTAATCTAACTCTATCCTCTGGATTGGGTATATTGTGCAACCCACCGTAGTTATTTTGCAAGTCACAAACCTTAACAGCTTTGGCTATCGGATTGGCAAAACACCTGGGGATATATTCTTCCAAGTAATTCTCACTCTCCGCCTTGGTAACCGCTCTGACCGCAGCCTCAATCTCTGGTCCGAAGATCTCGCCGCAGCCGATGAAGTCTTCTTCAGTGTTCCAGGGGTTTTCGTAAGCGTCATGTAACAACCCAACTATAGCATGGGCCTCTCCATATTCCTCCATCATGGGCCTGGCAACTGCCATCGCGTGGAACATGATGGGCAAACCGTTCTTGTCGAACAAGCCCTCATACTCAACGGCGGCAACCTCTAAAGCCTTTTGAAACCCAGCAACCACAACACACCTCCCTTCTCAATACAGTTTATTGTAACACTTATCGTGTCGTTGTACAACTATTTGCAGCCTACTTAACACGACTGCGCTGCCCATCCGCGCCTATATGGTAGATCCCGTGGGGCTTCTTTTCCCTGGCCAGGATCTTGGCTCGCCTGGCGATAACCTCATCGTAACTGGCTTCGCCACATTTTCTTGTGACAACGTACCCGCTGCCACTTTCTGCCTGGAAGAACTCTTCCAGCTCATATCTATCTGCACTCATGCTTTCTCTCCTTTGGCTTGCTCGCAATGTGGGCAAACCATCTTGTTGGTTTCTTTCTCCTCAACCAGGCGCATATCATGCGCGTCACAGAATCGAGGATCGCTTGGCTTGGTGAAGATGCGGTCAAAATTGTCGCTAAAGCTCTTCATATTGGTCGGGCGCTGGGTATGTCCTTTGCTCATCTTTTTGTTCTCTCCAGATCTTAACTATGTGTTTGGCTTCAGGTCCGGCGGAGTGATGCACGTTCAGTGCTCGCTTGTAGACCCTCATCTTTTGTTTTTCAGTCATATTATGTTCCACATGGAACAAATGGGCCTGGTCCAGAGTGTCGAAATACTTATCCATTCTTCAGCTCCTTCAAGATCTCCCGCAGCAGCTGCAGTATTTCAGCATGATCTTCCAGGACCTTCTCAGCATCGTCCTTGTCTAGCTCAATAATTATCTTGCTCATGTCTTTCCTCGTTATTTCTGCTTTCCCATTCTTTTTGCTTGTCTTGAACAATTAACCAGGCCCCGTTTAGAAGTATCGGCAGGGCCGCTATGAGTCCGATTGTAATAATCATCTCCAGTATTTTTTCCATCTCGCCCTCCTAAAAGTAATGCCAAAACAGAACCTGCCATGCACACTATAAACAAAGTTGTTATTTCATTCATGTTAGCACGCCCCTAGAAGTGTGGGTTTCGGCAGTCATGGTGCCCCTTGGTCATGCTCCAGGTTCCTCCTGGTCTCGCCCAGGCAGTCCCGCAAGCACGACGATAAAATGTCTCGCCAGTGCTGCTGGTGATTTTCTTGAAAGTCTTGCTGATCTGGGCTATCTCACCGCAAGGATACCAGTCACCGTTGAAGCCGTAGCTGATTGGCTGCCCAACTTCAGGCATTTTGAAAACTCGGAAGTTTGGCTTGGGCTCACTGTAAACGCCCTGGTCTCCGCTGAACTCAAGCAGCTCACGCTGGTCTCGCCCGTTCTGAATGATCTGATAAGTACCGCCATCCTTTTCCATGGCAGCCTTGATTAACTCGGCGTCCTGGTATTCAAAGATCTCGCTCACCTCTTTGAATCCAAACTCAACAGGGTGGTGGCCCATCCCGCATGTTGGCTCGACAGCCTGGAGCTCGTCGCGCCCTTCGTAAAAAACAACCTCACCTTTTTCTATTCGATAATTCATGCTGCTTCTCCTAGCCTTTTGGCCTTAGTTGGTCTCTTGAAAAATCCAAACTTCTCATCATCATTGCTCACCTGGACAGTAGCGTTGAAGCTCACCTTGCAACCTTTGATGGTCTCTTCACCATACAAGCTGGCAGGCATAGTGCCGTACACTTTCCAGCCCATCTCGCTTTCAACAATCATTTTGGTGACCCAGGTGTTGTAAGCGTAGCCCTCAACTTCTTTAAGACCAACAACAGTGCCGATGATCTCCTGCTTACCTGGCTCAATCGCTGCAGCCGCTGCATGCTTTGCAGCCTTTTCAGCTTCCCACTTTGCTTGACGCTCCGCCCTGGCAGCCTCTCTTACTGCAGCCTCAGCCATGCGCTTGACTTGGGCGACCTCACGCTTGGCCTCACTTTTGGCTCGCGCTGCAGCCCTGACCTCTGGAGAGGTTTTGTATTCCCAAAGGCCGCTTCCGCCGCACTTAAAGCAAACGCCGTTTGCAACGTGGGCGTAGTAATAGATGTGGCCGTTGGGGTCCTGACATTTTGGACACGCTTCGATATAACCCATAACTACCTCCTTAATTAATTACCCTACATAGATATAATACACACTATCGTGTCGTTGTGCAACTATATGTGCAAATAAATTAAATTATATTTATGCTTGCACAACGACACGATATAGGATACATTAGCAATGTACTAATAAGGAGAAGGAAATGAGTGTTTTAGTTAATGAGATCCAGGTCTTCGCTACCAAGTTTGGCGTTCCGCCGGCGGTTGCGATGATGTTGCCTGCGGTCTTCAACCAGGGCGCCGAGGAGGTTGGCATGACCACCAGTGAGTTGGTCAAGTTAGCGACCTATGGCGAGGAAGAGTTAGGGCATTACGTTGTCACTATCGCGGAAGAAGCTGCGAACAGTGAATTGGGAAAGGAAGTTTGGGCTGAATTTGAGGAGAAAGAAAATGGGTAACTGGGAAAATATGACCAGGGTAGAGCGTGAAAAGATGGTAAATGATTGCTTCATCCCTGGTAAGACGCCAAAGATTGTTAGGGTTGATTCTGTCGAGAAAGAGATCAAGAAGGACCCTCGTATCAAGGCGAAGGAAGCCAATATGATTCGTGCTCTTCTTCAAGGGAGGGCACGCTAATGAGGTGGCGCAAGTGGGAGTTGGAAAAGAAGATCAAGCACCATGAAAAGCAGCGCGACTGGTACTGTAACGCTAGGGCAAAAAAGGTTTGGCAGAAAGATATAGACGCTCTTAAAAGGATTTTAAAATCAATGGAGGCAAGCAATGCCAGTATCTGAAGAAGCCAGGGTTAAGAAGGTTTATGCGAATCGCGTGCGCCGTATATGTAAGGCGCACAATATTGAGATTGTTTATGACGGCGTGCCAAAGAATTACGCTGCAGTAGAGCTGGTCAAGAATGGCCAGGTAATGTTTGCTGACCGAGCCCCAGACCGGCGGCCTTTAAACATTGATTGGCAGCGACTGTTTGTTGAAGTTACCGATTACGGATACAAGTGTAGGGAGAGAAAGATCATATGATTAGTCCATTAAAACAAATTAACAATATCTATGGCTATGTCAGGGTATCTACCAAAGAGCAGGTCCGCTCTGGTGTATCTTTAGAGGTGCAGCAGCAGCAGATTACTGATTTTGTAAAAGAGAAGTATAACCGTAAGGTTTCAGGCTTCTTGATAGATGATGGAGTATCGGGCACCAGGCCAATTCTTGATCGACCAGGCAGCAAGGAGCTGACAGACATAATTGACCGTCACGATGTAATAGTCTGCACTCGATTAGACAGATTGTCCAGGTCCAGCGCTGATTTACTGTCAATTATCCCTGTTCTGCAGGATATCGGCATTACATTGTTCTTTTGTGAGCAGTTTGGTGAGGTTCCGATTGTGTATCCTAAGCCAGAAGGCGCCAAGGGGCTGCGATCTAAGTTTGATATGAATGAAATGGCTAATCAGATCATGTTGATGGTCCTATCTGCAGTTGCTGAGATTGAGCACTCAACGATTAAGGACCGATTCGGCGATGGCAAGGTAGACTGGGCTTCTCGCGGTTATTTCATTGGTGGCAGCGCCCCATACGGGTACAAAAAGGTCCAGGAGAAGCATGGCAATAAGACCAGGACTCGCCTGGAGGAGATCCCCGAAGAGCAGGATGTGCTGCTGACTATATACAAACTGCGGGACCGAGGGCTGGGCCCCAGGAAGATTGCTAAGCAGGTCGCCTCGCTTCACACTTGCGCTGAAGACATAAGTTACTCTAAAGTACGCCGTATCCTGGATAGAAAATTCCAAGGTATCGGCGAAGCAGCATAGGTGTATAATGGGGCTTCATTTGGAGATCGTTATGAGCGCACTAGAAAATGTGGAATATGCTCTGACCAAGATTGACGGTATGCTTGAACAAGATTACATGACAACACCTGTTCGTCAGATCTTGACTGAGTGTAAAGAACATCTTGAAGAGGCGAAAGTAGAGCTCGGCGGGTAATGGCTAACATTAACGGCTGGGGTCGAGGCACCTGGGGCGAAGGCGCCTGGGGTACTGCGCTGCCCGTAACTTTATCGTCCCTGGCTATCACTTCGGCAGTTGGCAGCTTAACTGTTAATGCTGAAGCAAATATTACCACCCCCTCCCTGGCGATTACGTCCGGTATTGGCGCTACCCAGGTAGTAGCTGGCGCCGTGGTCCAGGTGACTGGACTATCCATGTCCTCAGCCATTGGCAGCGTAACGATTGACGCTGAAGCCAATGTTACTGCAGGCACTCTGGCAATTACTTCTGCAATCGGCAGCTTAGCGATAGATGCAGAAGCCAATATCACTATGCCATCCCAGGCAATTACTTCCGCCCTGGGGGCTCTTACTACAAATGCTGAAGCTGATGTTACTGTCGGCAGCCTGGCAATTACGTCTGGATTGGGCGCCCCAGCAGTCGATGCTGAAGCAAATGTTACGGCGCCTAGCCTGGCGATTACGTCTGGTTTAGGGGCAGTTGAAGTTTATCACAACGCATTCTTTGAGATCGTCGGCCTTGGCATGACCTCGGCTGTCGGTGAGGTAACGCTTAAATTAGGGGCATCCGCATTCCCAGTGGGCCTAGCTGTAAGTGTAGACTTGGGCGCCCCTTTGGTGTATGGAGAGATAGACACCAATCAAGATCCAAACTACAATACTATAAATGATGGGCAAAGTCCTGGGTGGGCTTCTATATCAGTCTCGCAGTCCCCAGGTTACGAAGAAATTGACGCTGGGCGCGATGCTGCTTAGCAAGTGAGGAAATAAAATGGCAACTTACGTTAATAACTTACGGCTTACAGAGCTTGCAACGGGTGAAGGATCTGGAACCTGGGGCACAACGACAAACACCAACCTGGAACTGATTGGTGAAGCTCTCGGCTATGGTTCTGAAGCTGTTGCGAACGCCTCCACCCACACAATCACTGTTGCTGACGGAACAGCTGACTCAGCCAGGTCGTTTTACTTAAAGCTGACCGGCGGCGGCCAGGCTTGTACTGTTACCTTGGCACCCAATACCTTATCTAAAGTTTGGATGGTTGAGAACACCACCAACTCTACCCTTACCTTCTCCCAGGGCTCTGGCGCAAATGTTGCGATTGCTGCGGGCGCGGTGAAGATGATTGCCACAGATGGTGCCGGCAGCGGCGCTGTTGTTTATGACTTATTAGTTGATACTGACCTTACTGGCACCACCACGGTTGTCAACCTCACTTCTTCTGGCACTATTGACGCAGCCACTGTTGAGTTTAACTCTCTATCAGGTACTGGATCTGTTGCCATTACAGATATCCTGGACCAGGACAATATGTCCTCCAACAGCGCAACCGCCCTGGCAACGCAGCAGTCTATTAAGGCGTATGTTGATTCTTCAGTAGCATCTTTTGACACCCTGGCTGAGGTTTTAGCCCAGGGTAATACCACTGGATCAACTGATATAGAAGTAACAACCGCACAGAAAGTTCAATTCCGTGATTCAGCTATCTACATAAACTCTAGCGCTGATGGACAGTTAGACATTGTTGCAGACACAGAGATTCAGATAGCCGCTACGACTATTGATATTAATGGAGCTATCAACGCAAGTGGTGAGATCATTGCGGCTAGTTTAGATATTAGCGGCAACATAGATGTAGATGGTGTAACAAACCTTGACGTAGTAGATATTGATGGTGCTGTGGATATGGCAAGCACTCTAGCGGTTGCAGGTGATGCAAACTTTGATAGTGGTACTTTATTTGTAGATGTTAGTGTTAACTCTGTTGGTATTGGCAATGGCACTACTGAACCAACAGCAACTTTAGATGTAAGAAGACCAGATGCCTCTGGTAAAATTGCAGAGTTTCATCAAAGCGCAGGTTTTGGATTAGAACTTGGTAGTTCTCAAGCTCAAGCATATATCCAAGCAGGTAGCAGTCAGACGCTACTTATGACAGTACCTTCAGACATGACTATTGACGCGGGTGGAGACATCATCCTTGATGCTGATGGTGGAGATTGGAGATTTAAAGATGCAGGTGCAGAAATATTTAAAATCTCTAATGGGTCTGGATTTTTTGCAATAAAGTCTCAGGTGATAGATGCCGATATAAATTTTCTAGGCAGCGATGGCGGTAGTGAAATCACAGCCCTCACCCTTGATATGTCAGACGGTGGTAGTGCAAGATTTGCTCACGATATAAGTCTAGTTGATAGCGGTCAAATTTTATTAGGTGCAGGACTAGATGGGAGAATTAGCAGTGACGGCACGAATTTAAATATTCTTGCGAACAATGGCGACCTAACACTAGATGTTGCAGGAGACATTAACCTTGATGCAGATGGTGGAGATATACAACTATTAGATGGTGGCGTTTCCACAGGTAGATTAGGTCTTGAAAATGGCGATTTAAATATTGCCAGTATGAGACAAGACTATGATATTAGATTTAAAGGAATGGATGGAAACACAACTCCTTTTACAGCCCTCACCCTTGATATGTCAGCGGCTGGTGCGGCTACGTTTAATTCTACGGTGGGGATTGGTGTAGCGGCACACGCAACGATACCAGTTTCGGCTTATGCTCCTGATGCAAGCGGCAATCTAAAACTCACCAGAGCAGGAACATCTGAAAGTTTAACGCTAGGTACTTACTATATAACTGCGTCAGGTAACGATTTAAATTTAAGCACTACAGGCGACCTAACCTTAGACGCGGCAGGAGACATTATTCTTGATGCAGGTGGTGCAGAAGTCAAACTAAAAGATGATGGCTTACAATTTGGACAGATTTATACATCATCTAACAATTTATATATTCAAAGCTCTATTTCAAATAAAGACCTAAAATTTGAGGTAAACGATGCTGGCACTATACTTACTGCTCTTACTTTAGATGGTGCATCCGCAGGTGCGGCTACGTTTAATGCAGGTGCTACTTTTGGTGGAAGTATAACCACAACAGCGGCTGCCATAAATGGTCAGTTAAATGTTACTGGTACTACTAATAGTAATAATATCTTTGCCCAACAACTTTCCACGCAATTCGACACTAGCTCGTTTATGAGATTTCACCCTTCATCGGTTACTAATAGCGGTGGTTTTACTAATATATTCTTTGGAACTAGCACTTCTAACAATTACGGTGTTGCTATTGGAGGTAAAAGAGCAGGAACAAATGATGAGCCTACCTTTGCAATAAGAATGCTTAACGACAGTACTACAGGAACTGAAGTTCTTAATATCGCTAATTCAGGTGCGGCTACGTTTAGTTCTAATATTGTTTTTGGTGATGGTCATTTCATAGGCGATGACGCTGACGATAATTTATGGCTAGCGGGCGGCTCTAATGAAAACATAATAATAGATTCTGCTGAAGACATTTTTCTTGATGCCGCAAACCAAAACATAAATTTAAGGGTGGCGGGTAGTGCTTTTGGAAGGCTGGTAAGAACCTCTAGTGCATATTTATCTGTTCAATCGAATGGAGGTAATTTAAGGCTAGGAGCAAACAACACTGATTACTGGTCTATAGATGAATATAGACTCTACCCTGTAACCGATAATGTAGATGACATCGGATTAGCAAATAATAGAGTAAAAGATTTATATTTATCGGGCGGAGTTTTCCTCGGCGGGACGGGCGCGGCCAATAAATTAGACGATTACGAGGAGGGAACTTGGAGTCCTCAAATATATTATCAAAACAGTACAGACCAAGGCAATGCTAGTAATACAACTCAAACAGGTTTGTACACTAAAATAGGCAGGGTAGTCACGGTAAATTTTCGGCTTATTTGGAACATCTCTGGAAGCCCTGCAACCGATAATATTGGTGTAAAAAATCTTCCCTTTACTGGCACGGGCGATACTTTTAGTTCGGCAGGCACTGCATTTCCTATAAATAACACTACGACTATTAATACAGTATTACTGGGAAAACCAGCTAGCGGAGGTACGCTTACTATTTTTGAATCGGGAGACATGGCGGGGAACTTAGGGAACAAGTTTGGCTCTGGTAATAATAAAGAAATAAGAGGCACACTAACTTACTTCACTAGTCAGTAACAATTAACCATACGCCTAGTGGATTCTAGGCGCGGACAGGAGAAATAAAATGGCAATAACAAAAGTAGTCGTAAACGACAAAAAAGAAGTAATGCTCAATGATGAGTGGAATTTTGTATACATTAACGTGCGCGTAGCAACCATCTTTCGGGAGGACGGTGTGGATGTGAGCCGATCTTTTCATCGGTATGTGTTAATGCCAGATGCAGATTATTCGGCGCTACCTGCTGACGTTGTGGCGCTTTGCAACTTAGAATTTACAGACGAATGCAAGGCAAACTATCAACTATTCTTAGCAGCGCAACCAACGCCTTAAAGGAGAAATAAAATGGCAATAACAGTAAATTGGTCTATTACAGACATGACACACGTTGATTCTGACGGTGGCGTTGTTAAAGCCTATTGGAGTTGTGTAGCAAATAGCGATGGCGATCCGTCCTATAGCGCACAGAACCAAAGCAAAATTATCTGCACTTACGATGCTTCGGCAGCGGGGTACATACCGTATGCGAGTCTGACTGAAAACGATGTTCTTGGCTGGGTTTGGGACAGTATGGCGACAGATGATGTAACGGCGGCGGAAGCAAAAGCTGCTCAAGAAGCCAACGTAACAGCGCGTGTACAAAATGAAATAGATGCTGCTGCAACGACAGCTTCAGGGGTTCCCTGGTCGTCTTAATCCACCGTGTTAAACTTTGAGATGCCAGGTATATGGATGGTCTTGACGCCATTGGGGCACTTTGGCCCATTGCATTAGGGTTTGTAACTCTAGTGATTGTGCTGGCTAAAATGCA